TTGGTCTTCTTCATCCAACCTATCATTGTAAAAGTACCATGTAGGCCTGCTTACTACATTGCTCACATCATATTTATCAGATATAATAGAAGATGAAGAAGCAGTGTTTCCTCTTACTCCATATGAAACTGCTATAACATTTGTATTCTTAACTAATGGGCCAACATAAAGTTCATACTTGGTGTCTTTAGGTATTGTTGATGGGTAGTTTGGAGAAAACTCAACACCATCACCATAAGTATCATATTGAATAATCTTTGTAATCTTTGCAAAGTGTGGTCTAATTGATACTGTCCCATCATTCCCAGTTATCTCAGGATTAATTAGAATAAAATAATCATAAGTTTCTAAATCCATTCCTAAACCAGCACTTCCAACAGCAGCAGTACCTGAAAGAGTATCCTTTAATCTAACTCTATTAGATTTTGTATCTTGTAAGTTAGATGCATGTTTGGAAATATGGTTTGCATCAGTAGCGGTATCAGAATACCCAGCAGGATGTATTCTATTTACTAAACCGGTATCAGAATTACCTGAAATCATTGGTTCACTGTTTATAACTGCTCCGTTAGCATCTAAATCAAACGGTGCTTTTCTAATCTCATAAAAATTAGCAGACAGATTATCTATGCCAGCAAAGTTACCAGAAGAAGGAATACCGGGGTTTTTAATGATAGGATTAACTGGTGTATCATAGAAAGCAATTGTAGGAAAGGCGTTTCCTTTTTGAGCATAAGTATAGTTTAAAGTTTCACTTTGGGTTTTTCCGGCGTTTAAGACATAGTAATAATTCTCTGCCATACTAATCCCACCTATAATAGAAAACTATATCTGAATATCCCGGATTTAAAGTATTGTAGTTTTGTGTTGGTTCCAGCCTCTTATACATAGCCATTTCATATAATTCACCAAAGAATTGTGTGTTTTTATTACTACCATTTTGCCCAATAAAACAATCAGAAGTCGCAAATTTAAATCTTGGGGTAAATGTTATTTTTTGGTCTTTTATCAATTGGTTATTTAAATAGAGTTGAACACGTCCTGACTCAGAAACACAACAAGATATTTTATACAAGTTTTCTAAGTATAATGCTTCTCTAGGTTGTGAAGCATATAAAATAGAACTTATTGTAGCAGCAGGGTCAGCCGCTAATGTGACTTGAGAAGAACTGTCTCTAGTAGCAACAGTACCTACTAATTCATTAGTAGCATTGTATATTTCTTCACCCGTACCTATATTGGTGGTTGTAACATTAGTTATAATTCTCTGATTTGAATCTGTTGCCCAACTATTATCTGTGGTAACATTACTATATGTATCAGTAGTTGATTGACTAGAGCCAGCCGTACTAATCTGTATTTTTACTTCATGGTTGCTACTTGGGCTTGATGCAGTCAATTTAGAATTCAAATCACTTGCGTTAATTGCACTAATTAAATTAGTTGCTGATGCGGTTGTATTAGCAGATAGTAAAAAAGCTAAAGATGAAGGAATAGGAAAAACGATAACAGCTGATGATTATGTAAAAAAACAAATTGAATTAGACACTAGTGGTGATGTTGCTGGAGTTTACGTTGTAGATAAAGTAATTATTCAAGTAGATGAGCAAGGAAACAGAACACAACTATTACCGTAATGACCTATGCCTTTAAAACCAACTCCATTATCTAGTAATCTTTCAAGCACAGAAAGAAATAATAAA